TCCGACAACGCCATGAGCCGCACGGATTCCGAAGGCGAAGCCAAGAACATCATGGCTGACACCAACGTGGACCAGGGTGAGCAAAAAGGCATGAACCAAGAAGAGGGTTCGCCCGAGGAAAGTGCCGATCCAGCGGAATCACGTACGGATGAGCAAGGCGAAGCCACCAATGAAGACGTTGTCCCCGACGACGTGAAAAGCGATGCCCAAGCACACGGTGCAGCATCTAAAGTCACAGTTACGCACGATCACGCCGCAGGACGCCACATGGTCACCAGTCAACACAAGGATGGTCACCTGCACTCCTCAGAACACAAGACGGCAGGAGCCGCACACGCCAGCGCACGACATCTCGGCGGTGTGATGCCAAAGGCTGCGCCGAAAGCCGCGCCAGAACCTGAAGATGATGAGTACTCTCATCTGTTGAACTAAGGAGACACCATGTCAACTTCGACACAAGACGGTAAGAAAAAGTTTGGGAGTTCGATGGTCGCTAAACGCTATGACTCCTTCCACCCTAAAGAGTCCAGTTACGACGGTGGGGATCAGCCCAAGATGGAATCCACACCTATGAAGCACGGTGGAGACGCTGAAGTGAACAACTTTAGCGGCAGCGAAGCGCACGACAACCCCATGGATACCTCGGCTGAAGTTGAGGCTCCAAGTTCGGTTGTGGAGCATCACGGTGTAGCGAGAGAAGTAGAGTATACGCACGACCATGAGAAGGGTGAGCACCAAGTTCACTCTACGCATGAAGATGGTCACGAACATCGCGCAGCCTTCAAGGACCCAGCCCTCGCATACGAGGCAGGTGGGGAACTACAGGCTGACAGTGTGAAGAGACGCACACACCCAGATCAACAGGGCGCAAGTTCTGAAGGTGACAATGATCGAGTACCGCAACATGAAGCGGCTGATCTAGCATAAGGAGAAACTATGGCAGCACTAAACAGTCTTGGTCAGGTTGTAAATCTTAAGGACCAAGTTTCAATCATAGCCGTCGTAGTTTCTACGGCGAACTTCGGCACTACCGTGCCAAGTTCCCTCGCCATAGTCACAGCGGGAACAGTATTGACACCAGCAACGTTTAACCATCAGGCGAACGATGCTAATGCTGTAGAGCACAGCAATGATGCTACACACCCTGCACTATCTATCACAGGAAAGAACTACGGAGCCTCAGGTGATCAAGAGACTGTGCTTGGCACGGTTACAGCGATCAGTGGCAACGGTAACACAGCAAGCCTAACAGTGACGCTTGCGTCTAGCGGACTTAGTGTTACGGTTCCAGCAGGTGCAACTACATCAGCGTCGGCTGTCGGTGGAACCCAGTAATTTGAAATATCCCCAGACTTAGCGGTTTGGGAGTAGACTCGGCGGGTGCCTTCACACCCGCTTTGAGTCGCCTTGAAGGAGGCATAATGAAATACCACGATAGAAAACCAAAGACGTGTAAGTATTGTACTCGGCCAGCCCGAAGAAATCTAAACAACTACGGAGTAAACAAGGGTTACTACAGAACCTGTGGTTCCGAAGAATGTATAACAGCACAGTACCGAGACAAAGCGGTCAGTGCAAGAAAACATTGCAATACCGTTGCGACCTGTGAGAAGTGTGAGGCTGAGTACACCCGCGCATCTTCACGACAAAAGTGGTGTAAGACGTGTGCACCAAATGCATCGGCACGAGCCAGATTAACGCGGTACAATGTTTCGGCTCCAGAGTTTGAAGAAATGAAAGCAAAGAACAACGGCATGTGTCCGTTGTGTGAAAAAAGACCTGCCACGGTTCTAGACCACAGTCACATCTCTGGTAGAAACAGAGGCGCTCTGTGCAACGGATGCAACATACTTCTCGATAAAATAGAAGACAAAGAGTGGCTGAAAAGAGCAATCGAGTATGCCGTTTGTTAGCCAAGCGCAAGCAGGTTGGGCACACACCCACCCCGATGAATTCGGCAGGAAGAATTTGAAAGAGTGGGACGCAGCTACCAAAGGAAAGACGCTTCCCAAAAGAGTGAAGAAAGCGTCTGGATTAGGGAGAAAGAAATGACTGGACTGGGAAAAAAGAAACTAGCCTCTACCGAGGCACCATCCTTGGATTCCACACCAATGGCGTCGTGGATGAGTGGAGAAGCACCCTCACCAAAACCTCGCAAGAAACCCCGTGTGGATTCGGGTGGGCAATTAACACGAGGCAGCAACAAGTTGGCATAGGAGAACAGCATGACTGGACTAGGAAAGATTCACATCAAAAAGTCCCATAAGGGATTATTGCACAGTGACACAGGTACACCACAAGGTGACAAAGTCCCAATGTCCAAGATGCGGTCGCAGAAAGCCAACGGTTCACCAGCCGAACGCAAGAGAGCAACTTTTGCCCTCAACGCACGCAAGTGGAATAAGTAGGAGAACGTATGGCTCTAGGAATGGCACGACCGAAGTCAAAGTTGCCCAGTCCCTCAACTAACTTCAAGTTTTCGAACAAGCAGGACTATATGAGCGAAGCGATGAACGGTAACCAAGACAAAGTCAAAGATGCCATGGGTCTAGGCAAAAAGAAGAAGTAAGGAGCAACACATGGAAACGGACACTTCAACACCCAGTAACGTCGGCACAGGCATGGAAGGCGCGAAGGGTGGCCAAGATTCACAAGAAGACCCAAACGATTCGCCTGTAGGTGTCTACGCTCCGTTCCCTTATTCGCCAGAACCGTTCGCAAATTTAAGTGAAGTTGCTAGAGGTGCGTTGATCGGATTAGATAACATAGCCACAAAAACCGACACCGCTGCACGAAGAATGGAAGTCGAACAAACGTGGGAGGCGCTTCATTTTGAGAGGGGCTATCAACACTTATTGCGTGGTAAACAAGGTGGATGGCAACTCCCAGGCGCGAACACAGGGTTCGGCGCTAAGGAACAGAAGAACAACAACACCATTTACGACACCAACGTTTACGGTCCCAAGGGTGACATCATTGTCGCAGCACTATCGCGTGAAGTCCCTAAAGTTGAATTCTCCCCATGTAACCCAGAATACGGCCCAGACCGAGTAGCAGCCGAGGAAGCAGAACGCTTCAAAGAAATTTGGGCACGCAACAATAATCTTCATGGGCTTCTCACTGAAGTAGCCAGAATCTTCTGGAATGAAGATCGTTGCCTTCTGTGGACACGCTACGAATTGAACGGACAGAAGTATGGCTTCGAAGGAGAAGTGCATGCCCCAACCGTTCCTGAAAACATATTCAATGAACCAGACGCAGAGCCTACGGGTCAGGATACCCTTGACGATGTTCTGGCCGCACAAACCTCTGAAGTGGAAGACGAGCCAGAGAGCAATGGTGGGGAAGACCTACTCATACAAGCGGGTGGAGCAGGAGATGACCGCAAGCCGCTAGGACGCGAAGTAACAACCGTCCACGGCAAGTTGGATCACAAGGTTCCCATCGCAGTTGACAGTTTCGATCTTATGCAGTTCGTGCAGTTGTCCTTGGACTTGGACGTGGCAGTAGTTCGTGGGATGTTCCCATGGATTGCCGACAAGATTAACCCAGGCACTGACGGAATGTCCGAGACACAGTTGGACAGAATCGCTAGGGAGAACGTGCGCCAAGCAGTAGTAGGCGCGTACGTAACTGGCGACTCCTTGAATCGACATAGCACAGTGAAGTTTTCTTGGTTTAGGCCGTCAATGTTCCTAGACCAATCAGTGAGTGATGAAGCGAAGGCCGAGTTGCTGGAAGCATTCCCTAACGGGGCATTGCTGGCCAGGGCTGGTGCCGAGTACGCTTTTTCACGCAACGAGAAGATGGACGACCACATCGTAATTGGACACCCATGGGCTGGTAAAGGCCAGAACCGTCGCAGCATGGGCACAATGCTCATCTCGGTACAGAAGCGAATCAACGACTGGGTAGACTTGATGGACGACTTCTTCAAGCGCACCATACCAAAGAAATGGTACAACGCCGACGCTTTCGATATGGAAGCACTGAAGACGCAACCCAACATCCCTGGAAGTTCAGGGCCGTTCTTACCGCAACCGGGACTTACACTACCAGCGCAGTACATCATGGTAGAAGATACGCCGCAGCCTCAGGCTGCACTGCCTGACTTCATTAAGTGGTTCATTACTACGTTTTCAGAGGAAGTATCAGGCGCACTGCCATCTTTATTCGGAGCCGCAACCGGAGAACAAACAGTAGGCAACGCTGTTATTCAGCGCGACCAAGCATTGCAGCGCGTAGGCTCACCGTGGAACGCATGCCAAGACATGTTCGCAGCATCAGCACAACAAGCAGTAAAGTGTGCGGCAGAATGTCGTGACGGCAAGACGATCCAAGAGAATATCAAAGGTAAGGGCAACGTTTCAGTCAACACAGCGAACTTGCTTGCTGGAAATGTCACTTGTTACCCAGACACCAACCCAGCATTCCCAGAGTCACAGTCTCAGAAGGAACAGAAGCTGATGACCTGGGTAGACAAGTCTGCTGCAAACCCAGCCTTGAATGCTATTGTGTTCTCACCAAGTAACTCCATAGAGTTGTTTGATCAGATGCGCATGAAGGGATTCAAAGTCCCAGGTGCATCATCGGCGGCAAAGCAACGCAATGAGATGGAAGTCCTGTTGAGAACAGGTACGCAAGACAATCCTCAGTTCGTTCAGATGCAGAGCACACTGCAGAAAGCAACTCAAGGCATACAACTGGCTCAGGCGTCTGGACAACCAGTTCCGCCTGAAGCACAAGCAATGACTGCTCAGTTGGGTCAGGCTATGAAGTCTACCCCACCAAAGATCAGCACTGTTCCTGTAGCCGATGACGAGAGTGAGAATCACGCAGTTGAAGCGGACGAGTGCTTTGAGTGGATGAACTCCACCGAGGGACAAAAGTTCCGCAGTGGTACACCAGAGCAGCAGGCAGGGTTCGACAACACGCACACACATTGGCAGCAGCATACAGCGATGGCCAAGAAGATTGCCGCAGCGAACAAGCCACCGGATAAACCACCTTCCGAGTCAATCTCGGTAGATGTGTCGAAGATGCCGGGTAATGTGGCAGTACAGGCTCTAGCAAAGATGGGAATTAACTCTTCCCCTCAGGACTTCGCTGGCCTAGCCGACCAACAGTTGCAGCATAAAGTTGCAGCCAAGGCTGTGCCCGAGGCGCTGAAGGGCGAAAAGCCACAGCAACAACAACCGCCACAGCAAGGGGAACAACCGCCACGTCAATTAAGGAGATAAGATGGCCAAGAAGTTAATCGCACTACTTCAACGCCACGGGGATACCGAGGCAAACGAAGAGAACATCTTCAGAAGCCGACTAGACCCATCCTTAAACGACAAGGGCATCAAGCAAGCCGAAGCAGCGGCTAAGAATATCGCCAAGCATTACGGGGACGAGGTAAAGAAAGTTGTCTCGTCTCCTATGCTTAGGTCGCTACAGACGGCTGACATCATCGCAGAAGAACTGGGACTAGAAGTGATTCAAGATAGGGGCCTCATCTCATGGCACCTAGGCTTCTTGTCAGGACGAAACAAGGATGTCTACCAAGACATCTTGGACTTCTACGTAGATCACCCCAAGAAAGTCATACCAGAAGGTGAATCTCTAGACGAACTTGAGACGCGCTTAGAAGAATTCTTCGACAAGGCTCTAAGAGGCGAATTCGGCGTATATGTAACGCACAATTCTAATCTGGTGACCGTTGAAAACATGATCGTCGGCATTAAGACTGGACGCCAAGAAAGCAATGAGAAGAGTGTCGAGCCAGGAGGAACCATTGGAGTTTATTTGGAAGACGACGGGAAGTACAGTGTGGAGGTTTTGTTTGGCACCGAGAATGGTGCAGAGTATACATCGTAAACTTCCCTACCCACGGTGGTGGGAAGACGCTTCGTTCTTTAGGGACGGAGAGTAAGAACTCAGGAGACTCAAAGTGGTAGGAAAAACTCAGAAATAAGAAGGACTCAAGATGGCCGAAGACTTAATTGATTTCGCAACAGAAGCACCAGTTGTAGAAGACTCAGCAGCAGTAGTGGATGCGCCTGTAGTTGAAGACGCACCCGTTGTAGAAGATGCGTCAGTTGTAGAACCAGAGGCTGGCAAGGAAACCGAAACGCACAACGTAGACGGCTCAGAAAAGTCTGCGGAAGAGAAGGAAGCATTCAAGACGGCGGCTGCAAAGACGGCCTCCGACAAAGCAATCGACACCAAGGCTACACCGGACAACGTACGCAAGGCCCTCAAAGCCATGCGGGACGCTTCGCCTGCCAATGGCGCGGTAGTCAAGGAATTGCACGGAGCATTCGAGCGTTGGAACGCAGCCAAGGCAGTGTTCCCCAAAGGCGTCTCGGAGATGCAGGAAGCCAAGGACTTCATCGAGAGTATCGGTGGGACTGAAGGCTACGAAGAGAAGGTTGGCATGCTAGAAGCCGTCAAAGCGACGGACGAACTTCTGTACACTGCTGATCCAGTACTTTCCCAGAATGTCTATGATGACATGAAGGCTCAGGGTAAGCAAGAGAACTACGGTCAAGTTGTAGGAAACTTTGTCAGCCATCTAAAGACAGTGGACCCTGCAGGCTATTACAAGCACGTTACACAGCCTCTCTTCTTTGAAGGGTTGGTAGAATCCCACATGCCTGGGATGTTGAACGCAATTAACAATGCCCTCAACGCCACGGACGCAGAAGGAAAACCTGCACCAAACATTGCCGCCCTTAAAGGGTACATTCAAGGTAAGGGTAGTCTGTCCGAATGGTTTAAGGACTTAGAAACGGACGAAGCCAACAGGAAGAAAGAACCAGAAATTACACCGGAGCGAAAGAAGTTCGAGGCTGAGAAGGCCGAGTTTGAAAAGACAAAGGCTGCTGAGACTACGAAGTCTAAGACAACATACGAAGAAGGTATTGCTACCGATGCGGAGCACTATAATAACCGCGCACTCGGCGCGGCATTCGCACCTTTCTTAAAGATGGCATACTTCAAAGAATTTCCACGTGAGACTAAGGTTGACATCGGTAACGGCATCAAGGAACGTCTCTACGCCACACTGAAGGCCGACAGGGGTTATCAGCGGCAAATGGATACGTTCTGGAAGAAGCCGTATACCCCAGCACTCAAAGCTGAGGTTGCAGCGTTCCACAACGCCACACTCGACAGAATTGCAAACGATGTGGTGACCAAGACCATCCAGACTAAGTACCCCGGCTACGCCAAAGGCGGCTCGGCGGCTGGTCGGGTGGCGGCAGCGAACGTCAAGAAGACCACGGAGAACAGAGCGTCAGCACAGAGCGTAGCAACAGGTAAGCCTCTGTACGTGGCCTCACGTCCGACTAATCTTGTTCGTGATGAGATTAAGATTGGAGAGAAGGTATACTCCACAAGCGACCTCACCATGATGCAGATCACTGGAAAAGGATTCGTCAAGACTACAGACGGCAAAGGATACCGTCTCGTAACTTGGAGGAAATAATCAACACGCCGTTCACGGCGAGAAAAGAGAAACATTATGGCAGTATCAGGAACAGTAGGCGGAACAACTCGTGACGGCAAGCCCGTCCAAGTAGGAGATGCCATTTCGATCAGTGGCTTCGTCACGGCAGTTGCAGGAACCGGAAGTCAGGCTTCTTTGACCGTGCAGTGCGCTGGAGTCGCAGCTAACCCTCTGACCCCCAACGTGCCGTACAATGTCACGGTTCTCGCCGCAGACACTACGGCTACACAGTCGCTGTAAAAGAAATTCCACGGTAGCGTTCAGTGTTCAAAAGAACGGCTGACTACTCACAAATCGCAAGTGTGGACAAATTGCATGGCTTAGCGGCTGTGCAATAGATGTATGACAGTCTACCGTGAAGCCTAACAAGGTAGACCCCGCACTGCAGGGGGCCGCGAGGCACTGCAGAGACATTAAACGCTCAGGGGACTATTCATGAGAGCGGGATTGGTAATACCAGTCTGCCCCCACCCTTTTAGAAACTAAGAAGAAAGGAGAAGAAAACCATGAAAACTCAAAGTTCTATCGTTCGTGAATACGCTAACGGTATGGCAGATGGTTTTCTGAACGACTTATTGCTTGCGTCTGAACGTAAGCAATTAGCCTTTGTCATCGACAGTGAGAATTCGCTGATTGATGCCTTCAGAAAATACGTCAACGGACAAAATCTGTTTACGCCTTCAGCTACAGTGTAGAGTAGTCTAACGGTGCACAGCGGGTTACAAGTGCATGGGATGATACAAACCTCATCTACCCGCACACTTTAGAATCACCTCGATCTAAACACTATCAAACCCTGAATGACCTCGAAGGTCCCAATTCTCGACACGGGTGCGACGTGGCAAGGAAAAGTAACGACTCAGCACGGACGGGTAGACACTCAGAAAGTCTACAGCGTACTTTGTTTCAAGGAACCACATCTTTATGGCACTATTAGAAGCGGCTGTTGAAGCCGTAGAACTAGACGCCTTTGCCAAGGAAATTCCTGATCTCGTATTCCACGGGACCACGGCATATTCCATGTTCAAGGCGGAAGCAACAAAGATTCCTGTGTCGAACCAGTCAAATGCTGGTGGAACGCAGCGTGCATCCTTCCGCGTACCTTTCCGGGTACAGGCTGGTGCAGCAATCTCGCAAGGAACTGGCAACGCAGACTCAATGCTGCGTGGGTCCGGTTCACAATGGGCTTCGTTCGCCCTGGCTCCAGTGTACCTCTTCAACGTTTGCGAAATCTCATGGCTAGCCCAGGCTTCCACGGATTCCAAGCAGAAGGGCTTGTTCGCCGTTAAGTACAAAGCTTTAGCGGCTGCTGCAGGCAAGTAACACAACAGCAAAACTTGACTAAATCGGGGAAACTCTGTTATACTGAAGTTAGTGGTAAACAGACAATCCCGAGGGAAGATAGGAATGACAAAACAGTCGAAGTTTTCGTACTTAGCGGGTTTCATGGATGGTGAGGGCAGCTTCTCCATCGTCAAAACCTTCTCTGTCCAAAGAAAACGGGACGGAAGTAAGCAGAAATACGTAACCTACAAATGCATGATTTCCATTTGCAATACCAACAAGGAAGTTATGGATTGGATAGCCAAAACCTTTGGCGGCAAGGTTCTCACAGGCAGTAACGAGAATCGTAACCCAAAATATAAGACTCGATACGCATGGTTCAGAACGAGCCATGAGGATATTGAGAAGTTTACGTTAGGCATTCTGCCTTACCTCATTGTGAAACGGAAGCAAGCGATGGTTGCCCTAGAGTTCTGCAAGACGTACCAAGCAGAACGCATAGGAACTGCGCTTGGTTCTGAGGTGAATACAAAGAGAGATGAACTGAGGCGTCAGATGATGACCCTCAATGGAATTTTTCCCGTGGACACACCTAAACCCGTAGAGACTACACGTCAGGCACCACAAGGTGATGATATAGTCCGATCTGCACAGCGATGTGCAGAGATTGGCAGAAATGACCAGTCTACAAACAAATCCACTCACGTATTTATACCAGAGTGGGGAGGCAAAGAGTAGATATGAGAATCAATTTAACAGCGTATACAGCGCCTGGGGTTAATTACCCAGAGTATATCTCCGTAAACTTGGCCATGAACAGTGATGATGAAGTGGAGTTTACTGTACGGTCAAAAACTAAAGCTGATGGTTCTTGTGGAGATACAGCGTCTATAAAAGTGGACATATCTCAGTTCCGAAAGATAGCACGTGATTTATTTTCTTTTGGATTTACTACTGCTGCTTAAAGTTTGTAATAACAATTCGTAAAGCACAGGAAATGAAGAACTCCCTGGACGCTGCTATGCAGGGAATTGAAGGCTTGATCAACTCGGATGGTTCGGGCATGATCGACCAGATTCCTGCCACGGCAGTCATCGTTCTCGCTGGTGGAACCCCAGCCGCACAGACCGCCAGCATCACTCCGGTCAACATTGCAGTAGCATTCACCGACCAACAGGTCGTGAAGTTCTACAGCACTGCTGGAGTGCAGAGAGTCGGTGGAGCTACCACAGCTACCATTTCGTACTCTGACGGTCCTAGCAACACCCTGTTCTTCAGCACCGCACTGCCAACGGACGTAGTTGCAACCGACTACATCGTTGTCAACGGCGCGTCGTACGGGTCTGGAAACTCCATCCTCGGCATCAAGGCTTGGGACGTGAACTCCAACACCGGAACTATCGGTGGGTTGAACCGCAATGCGTACCCTGGTCGTCTTAGCACCCCAACCATTAACTTGG